TTACAGGTTTAATAAGAAAACTGTACTGGTTGTCACCTTGGTCGCTTAAGAATGATATTGATTTAGCGACTTTTGTTTGATTTCGCTTTCTGTCCATATCTTGTTCGGCAATATTCTTGCCTCGTTTACCACCTCTAGTTCTTGGTCCTGTACTGGTCATATAAATACCTTGTTGATTATATCTTTATTTAGGCGATAAAATGGCATGGAAAGGGAGATACACGGTCAAGAACCCAGCTAAATATAAGGGTGACCCGACCAAAGTTATTTATAGGTCAAGTTTAGAACTGAAGTTTATGAACTTTCTTGACACGCATTCTGATGTTCTTGAATGGAACTCAGAAGAAGTCGTAGTGCCATATCGCTGCGTTACAGATAATAAGATGCATCGATACTTCGTTGACTTCTGGTTTAAGAAAAGAACACCAGATGGTAAATTAGAAAGTATCCTCGTCGAGATTAAGCCATTGGCTCAGACTCGCGAACCCAAGAAACAACAGAGAAGAACTAGACGCTATATCAACGAAGTGATGACTTGGGGTAAGAATCAATCGAAATGGAAAGCTGCCGAAGAATATTGTAAAGATCGTGGCTGGAAGTTTCAAATTATAACAGAGAAGGAATTAAACGGCTGATGGCTGCATATATTTACACTAGATTAGTCAGAGACGCTACAAAAGCTGGCGTAGACTTAACATCGCATACCAAAAAAGCAGTTACATGGCTAAGATCCAAGTATGCAGAAATTGGTAAGAATGCGGTTGTTCCCTCTAAGTTTATTAACGAATCTGAAAATAAAAGAAAGCGCGTTAAGATGGGTAGAATGTATATGTTCTTGTATGACCCAAAGGGCAAGAAAGAACTTCCATACTACGATCGCTTCCCTTTAATCTTTCCAGTACAATTTGCGCCTGATGGATTCTATGGTTTGAACCTACACTACTTGCCACCTATTCTACGCGCGAAACTGCTCGACGCTCTGTACGAAATGAGAATTAACACCGAGAAGAAAGACGAAACCACAAGACTTCGTCTAACATATTCATTGCTATCTGGAGCTGCGCGCTTTAGATTATTTGCTCCCTGTTTCAAACATTATCTATACGAGCATACTCGCTCGTCATTTATCTATGTTCCGCCAGAAGAGTGGGATATGACAGTATTCTTACCAACAGAACAATTCAAGAAAGCTACCAAAGAAAAAGTTTGGAAAGATAGCAGGAGCAAAGTATAATGGCTGAAGAACTTAATCGTTTTAGTGTAGACAATTTTGTAAGTAAGTTCTTAGAAGTTGGTTTAATTCAGGCTTCTAACTTTTATGTAAAGTTTACTCCGCCTGTTGACGGATTCAATGATGTAGCCATGTTATGTTCTGCCACCAATCTTCCTGGAAGAAGAATTGCTACAACTGAACAAAGACCCTATGGATATGGCCAAGTGATTAAAATGCCATATGATGTCATGTATGATGAAATTGAATTGACTTTTTTTGTTGATGCAAAGAGCGCATCGGCTTTGCAATTATTTGACAAATGGCTTTCTAAAATTATACTAACTGATAAAGAGTTTCCAAAGAATAAACAAAGAGTAGCATACAAATCAGACTATCTCTGCAACGATCTAAAGATATATGTAATGAATCAAATGGTCGGCACCGAAAACCCTACAGACGCGGATTCTTCAAATGAATCAAATTCCATGGCCATAATTGAGTGTCATTTAATAGAAGCATTTCCTGTTCAAATCGGGTTTCCAATTTCATTAGATTGGGGTGATGGTGATGAATTTTTGAGAGTTAATATTACCTTTGCGTACAGAACAACTGAATATAGATTCGGTAAATTAAACCTAGAAGCATTGGATGGCAAATACTACAACACACGCTCTCCTTATGATACTCCGTCTAGAGTTGACCAAGACGCTAAAGATATTTCGGATTTCTTGAATAGCACTGCGAACTTTATTGGTAGTGTTGCCGATACAGCGCAAAAGATTAATCAGGTTAAGACGAACTTGACTATTCTAAAGAGAGCAGATGGTATTCTTAATACTACCAGCTCGCTATTACCATTCTTGGGTAACAATAGAACTGCGATAGACACTATAAATAATGTTAATAAGATTATCTCAGGAACTAATTTCATAAAACAAAATCTGAATAATATTAGAAAATTCCCTTAATAAATGATTGACTGATTGGAGAAATACAATGGCTTTACCCAAAATTAAACAACCTATCTTTGAACTAGAGATTCCATCAACAGGTCAGAAGATTCGTTATAGACCATTCACCGTAGCTGAAGAAAAGATTCTTCTCGTCACCAAAGAAAGCGACGATGTGAAAGATATGGTAAATGCGTACAAAGCAATCGTAAATAACTGTTGCTTAGATAGTATCGATGTTGACAAATTATGCTCGTTCGATCTGGAATACTTCTTCTTGAATATTAGAGCGAAATCTGTTTCTAATATTATTGCGGCTAGAATTAAAGACGAAGATGATGGTCAAACATATGATGTAGAAATCGATCTCGATAAACTAATCGTGTCTAAAACCAAAGCAGAAAAATTGATTAAGCTGACTGATGATATTTCTGTTCTGATGAATTATCCTACATTTGATACGATTGCCAAGGTAGGAAAATTAGACGAAAGCAGTCAAATGTTAAGCACAATGATTGCTTGTATCGAACAGATCTATCAGGGCGAGGAAGTATTTGAAACTTCAGAATACTCAAGGAAAGATATGGAAGAGTTCGTTCTTTCTATGGGTGTTAAAGAGCTTCAAAAGATTAAAGAATTTTTCGATGGCATGCCAAAGGTATATGCAGAAGTCAAGTATAAAACTAAAGATGGCGCTGAGAAAATGATTGTATTAGAGGGTATCCAAAGTTTTTTCGACTAATGGTAGGGTATATGTCCCTACCACATTATTACGAACTTAACTTTTCGCTGATGCAGCATCACAAGTATTCTCTCGAGGATATTAATGAGTGGCTACCTTTTGAACGTGACATTTATGTCAGTATGCTATTAAAACATCTAGAAAAAGAAAAAGAACAAGCAAAGAGAAACTAAATGGCAACCAAACCACTACCGATGTTTTTGACTGATAAAAATGGTCGTCCTGCAAAAGGCGACGAATCATCAGACGCTAAACTAATGATTGAAGCTCAAAAAGATCAACTTACTGTTTTGACGGATATTCGCGGGCTTATGAAAAATATAGCAGATAATATATTTGCGGGTATGGTTGTTACCTTGCCGTCAGAAGCAATGGATCTTCTTACTGCACCATCAAAGGCAAACGCTCTCGCTACGAAAGAAAAAGAAAGAGAAGCTGGTTTAGGTAAAGATGAAAAGGAAATGAGTCCACTTGGAAAATTGTTTCAAGAATATTTTGGTGGTCTCAAAAGAGTAGTGACAATTATAACAGCAGTATTGATACCATTTCTATTAGGATTCTTATTAAGTTTTGTTGATCTTACCAAACCGCTTGATCTATTAAAGGCTGCTCTTACAGGTTTAGCTGTTTACATTGGCGGTAAATTTCTAGTATTGTTAGCAAAGAATTGGTTGAAGGGTTTATTCATGGGACCAAAGGTAATCAATGCTCCTGGTTCTGTAATCAATGCTGGTGGAATTCCAGGAACTCCTGCTGGTAAAGGTGGTAAAGGTGGAAGATCGATTCCAGTCCCAATTCCTCCAGTTCCTCTTCCCGAGGGTGCTGCAGCAGGAGGTATGCTTACAAAATTGATAGGTGCGTTCAAAGGAATTTTAAGAGTGGTTGGTAAACTATTCATTCCATTAACAATAATCATGGGAATATTTGATGGTATAATGGGAGCAATCGAAGGGTTCAAAGAGGGTGGTATTATCGGAGCATTTAGAGGTGCTCTTGTTGGAATCGTCGATGGATTGTTTGGCTGGTTAGTTGGAATCGGTCAGTTTATTGTTTCTGGTCTTTTAGATTTGTTCGGTTTCGAAGATGCAGCAAAGATAGTTGAAGAGTTTAACTTCAAAGAATTCTTAGATAAGTATATTGGTTTCTTAAACCCTATTGCTGGTTTTATCGATCTATTTGATGAAACTAGTGTGATTAGAAAGAACTTTGATAAAGCACTACAAAAGGTTAGTGGTGTTAGCGACTTCGTTTCTAATATCTGGGAAGATATTACAAAAGCCATTAGAGAAATTTTGATAAAATTAGCTGACGCTGTTCCATTCGGATCAAGGCTATTAAGTTGGCTAGGAATAAAAAAACCAGATAATGAAAAAATTGCTGCTGGTGGTGGCGGAACTGCTGCGGACGAAGCAGCTATTTCCGGAGCAGCTAAACGATTGAAAGAAGAAGGAGCTGACGAAGAAATAATCGAAGCGGTAGAAGCTGCCGATGATATCGGAGAAGCAAAGCGTGCTTTGATGAAAAGATACTCCGAACAAACTGCTAATTCTCTTCTGGGAATAGCTCAAGCAACACCAACACCAACTCCAGTTCCGCCAGCAAACAGAGCAGAAGAACTTGATAAGAGAACTGAAGAAGCCAGAGCAAAGCCACCAGAAAAACCACAGCCAGCTCAAACTAACACAACAGTTGTAAATGCTCCAAACAATATACGATCCACAACTAATATGAACCAAGCGCCACACGCTGATAGAATGGGAATCGGTAGCAAAGGAAACGCTGGATACAGTGGATTCAGCAAAGCATATACCTAAAGAAAAGGGAGCCGAAGCTCCCTTTCTTTTTAACCAGCTAATTTTCGGAAGAAATCCAAATCATCATCTTCGTCAGTTGAAGTTGGCGTCTCCGCTACTGGAGCAGATTGCGCTTCAGCGACTTTCGCGCGAGGAACGTACTCAGCGACTTCTTCATCAGTATCAGCAGCAGTTGCACCAGCAACGCCACCAGCACCTAGAACACGGTCAAGATGAGTTTTCAATTCGTCATACGACTTGAAGTTCGACGGATCGACGATCTTCTTCAGGCTGTGCTCAGAAGCCCAGACTGATTCTAACTTAGCGTCGTCATCAAGAAGCGGAGTCTTAGGATCGAACTGCGATTGGTCGTAGTTGCGATAGCCAGCGACTTGGCGAATCTTCAGACGGAAGTTAGCACCTTCCCACAAATCAAACGGATTGACTGCTTCGTCACCTTCAAACTCAGGATACATTACAGCCTGAATCTTATCCCAGATCTTCTTGCCGAATTTGTACAAGAATACCTTACCCTCGTTTTCAGGATGGGCTGGATCTTTTACAACGTAGACGTTTGCGATGTAGGAAAGGCGACGCTTTTGCTTGCGAGCTTGTTGGCGATTAGGATGGTCGTCATCCTTAGTTGAATTCCAGAGTTGCGAGTTGAGTTCGCTTACTGGGTCTTTGCCACCGATGGTGGTAAGAGAGTTTTCAATATACCATTTACCAGTCGGACCTTGGAAGCCATGGTCAAACATTTGTACGAAAGGTACATCTTCGCCCTGTGGGGCTGGTAGAAAGCGGATTACAGCAAATCCATTACCTGCTTTATCTACCTCTGGTTTCCAATAATTAGAGTCATCCTTGGCATAGGATTTCTTATCATTGAGTTTATCAAGTTGTTCAGTCAGTTTGCTGAATGAGTCTTGACGGCTGCGCTTTAGTTGTTCGAACGATTGTGTCATAAGTATGTTCCTTGTATTGACGGTGTATTAACGGTTTCACATGTTCATAATATAGTTGACTATTTATATGTCAAATCGACTATCAATTATCTCTTTCATCTTAGCTTTGTCGAATTCTAAGAACGGTGTGTACTTCTTGATGAGAAGTTTGGTTTCTTTCCACGTAGGGTCATACTCGCTAATGTTTTTATCCCAGTAGGGAACAAAGTTGAGTACAGCATTCATAATACAAAGAGAATCCAAGCTAAACTCTTTTAGAAGATACAGCCTGAGTAGATACGGATGATTGCCACCATCCATAACTAGGTTGTCGTCCAACTCATCTTTCAAATTGGACAACTC